ACCGAATCCAGACAAGAATTTACTTGTACGGCTGGGCAAACTACGTTCAACACTACTGGCGGAACTACGGGCTATATCGATTGTTTTTTGAATGGCGTTAAGCTTGATTCCAGGAGCGATTTCACTTTTGATGGGAGCGTAGTTACTCTCACTACTGGAGCCGCTGCAAACGATATTTTAGCATTGATTATGCGCCAAGCAGATAATGCTCTAGTCGCGTTACCCATCAAGGATTCGGCTGGGAATAACGTGCTAAGTGAGGCGAATAATGTTGTAAGTATAGATAGTGGGGTAAAGTTCCCTGCTGGGCATATAATTCAAGTTGTTCAAGATTCTTGGCAAGGGATAACAGCTACTATAAACAATCCTTCTGTTTGGACTGCAACAGGGTTAGAAAAGGACATTCAAATCTCTAGCGGAAATCATGTTTTGGTTGAATGTGTTATAGCAGTCGAGACAATATCGTCAGGGACAAATGGCTTAGTTGCACTTGCCTCTGGAGCTAATAACACAACTGTGGATCACGGTCATTTTCTTATTAATCCGTGGATGATACAAGGTTTTGCAGTCAACGATAATGTTATAACTGCAGGGCAATATTTACATACTACTCCTCAATCATCTGCCCCTCAAAGATACAAGGTTTTTGTAAAACCTGAAGCGGGTTATGATGTCAAATTTGGAGCGCAAACGGGTGCAGGATATTTTTATAACACTTTAACTCTTTATGAGATTCAAGCGTGAGTAAGGTAAATTTATGTAATGCTATTGAGGCCTTAATCCCGAACGAAATTTTTATTATTTCGTTAATAGATGGGAAAGAAGTAGTAAAATATGAAAATCCAAACATAGCTCCAACAGAAGAAGAAATACAATCAAAAATTATTGAACTAGAAGCAGCAGAACCAATGCGCCTATTGCGGCTAGAACGTGATCGCAAAATCGCTGCTACGGATTGGTGGGTGCTGCCAGATAGAACACCCACGCAAGCACAATTGGACTCTAGACAAGCACTACGGGATCTCCCAAGCAATAGTCCCAATGCAGCACTAGATGAGAATGGAAACTTAATTAACGTTGAATGGCCTGAGATGCCCCAATGAACTACATCGTCATAGCCATCTTTGTATTTATCGTTTGGGCATGTACCGATTACCCAGCGAGCGAAGGAAACGATAGCGAGACAAGCCCAATAGAAATTAATATTAACATACAATCCGATTCCAAATCTGAAGCGGAATCGGATGCTTACATCGAGGAAGGTAGCGACAACGTAACAAGCTCTAGTAGCTCTAGTAGTGCCGATAATAGTACGGATAATAACACAATCATCATCGATAACGCGAGCACATAATGGACATCGAATTCATTAAAGAGTTGAGCAACTTAGGCGGGATGTTTCTGGCACTATGTGCATCCGCTTATTTTGTCAAATACACTAGTGATTCGCACAAACAAGAGCGCCAGTTATTGTATCAAAAAGATACCGATAACGACACGAGATTAGCCGATCTATTCGCAAATACGCATCAAGAGTACATGGCTTCGATGCAGCAATTAAATCACACACTACAATCGATGAGCACGGCAATTACGGAGCTACGTAGTGAAATCAAAATTCAAAATGAGCGCAGATAATGGCGGATTCTTCAAAGCATTTTAGTAGAGCAGAACTGCAGTGCTCTAAAACTGGGGAATGCAACATGAGCTACGTTTTCTTAGACCGCTTAGAAATATTGCGAGCCGCGTATGGTAGACCAATGCGGCTTAGTTCTGCTTATCGACAATGGCCCGATCATCCAGCAGAGGCTCACAAAGACCAACCAGGACGCCATGCGCTTGGGGTAGCCGTGGATGTACTAGTACACGGTAAGGATGCACTAGATCTGCTAGCTTTGGCACTCGATCATGGATTCAATGGCATAGGCGTAAGTCAACGTGATAAAAATCGTAAAAATAGATTTCTCCACCTCGATATGAGGGAAGACGGGGCAATATGGAGTTACTAAGTTTTTTTGATAGTTTAGCAGCATCTGGAACCTTGGAAATCGTTTTAACCTGCGCAGGCGTTCCTGCTTTAGCAGCAGGAGTTGCAGGCTACCGAAAGTATCGAAATGCCAAAAAGCCTCGTACCAATTGAGATAGCCCCAGGGTTTGTTGATGGAACCGATTACGAAGCAGGAGCTTCCTGGGTTAGGGGCAATCTTATTCGATGGCATGAGGGGCGCTTAAAGCCTTGGAAGCCCTGGCGCAAGATGTTCACTACGAATCTCTCTGGGCAAGCTCTGGGAATGCATTTCTGGACGGCTTCCAACGGTATGCGATACCTAGCGATAGCCACCGCAGACAATGTCTATCTCATAGACATTGTTGCCAACACACTCAAAACGATCACACCCGTTGGCCTCAACACTTCTGCAACGTACAATATAGGCCCTGGCTATGGAGGGGATGCCTATGGAGGTACGTATAACTACAACGAAGCTGCTGGATTAGGTGGCCTTACCTTCATCTTTACGGACTATGCTCGATGGAGCATGGATAACTGGGGAGACGGGTTAATATGCATGAAGGAGGGGGATGGCAAGATCTACTACTACAATCCGGTTACCGCTGGAGCCAATGACGTTCTCACCATCATTACTACCGATTCCGATCCTCTAAGAGCCCGTGGTCTAATCGTTACGGCAGAGCGATACCTGCTCCTTTACGGTGCAGATGGTATCACTCGAAAACTACGCTGGAGCGCAGCCGAAGACTACACTACCTTTTCATCGACTACTGCGAATCCAAGTGAAGCAGGGAGCCTGGAAGTAAGTACGAAAGGCTTTTTGATGGCTGCAAAAAAAGTGCGTGCAGGCGTGCTTATCTTTTCTTCGGTTGACGTTGCCTTACTTTCCTACCTAGGGCCTCCATTCATCTACGGCATCGAGAGCTTGGCAGAAGCTTGCGGCCCAGTGAGCTCCGCTTGTATTCAACAAATCGCAGAGCGCACGGTGTGGCTCGCTACGGATGGTTTTTGGCAATTTGACGGCAATGTTACGCCTTTACGCTGCCCCATATTAGAGTCGTTCCTGGAATCCATTAACATGCAAAAAGGGACGCTCGTTGCTGCAGGAAGTATCCGCGAATATGGTGAGGTTGTCTGGTTTTATTGTAGTAAAACAAATGATGGCACTAGACCAGATAAATACATTTTGTGGGGCACGCGAAACGATACATGGAGCATGGGCTCTTTGAGCAGAGATGCATATTTAGAAGAAGAGGCTTACGTGTTCCCAATTGCAGTAGGGCCAGATGAGTCCAACAATACGTGCATCTGGGCTCATGAAATAGATCGATCTCTAGCTTACGAGCCTAATATTGAGGCTTATGCAGAGACGGGAGCCTATGAGATCCAGCAAGGGCAGCGCCTAGCACGAGTAAGTAGGATCTGGCATGACTTGGAGAAGCAAGGGGCCGCAGGCTCTTATCCCCAGTTTAGTTTTTTCACGGGCTCCAGTGCAGATGGGTCGGAGGTCACAAAGGGGCCCTACTCTCCCCAGGCAGATGGGAACATAGATTTGCGATGGCAAGGTAGGCAATTGAGAATGAAAGTAGCAGCTCCGATAAACCAGGAATGGACGTTGGGTAAGCAACGGCTTGAGATCCAGCCAGGAGGGACAAGGTGAACATTGGCACACCTCCGAATAACTATGACCGTAATTGGTTTAGCCGCGCATTTGATCGACTAGGCATCGAGCTCCGCAACCGCTACACGCAAAACCAAGATCTAATCGTGGATGGCAATCGACTCGTGCTCGTAGCCCCGAATAAAACAAGATATAAGCTCACCGTCAATGACGCTGGTGTGCTAAGTACTACCGCACTATAGAGCAAAATTATGGGTTGGAATCCGTTTGAAGAAGCAAGAAAAGCCGTAAGCAACGTAACCCGTGGAGCTCAACAAGCAGCAGGAGGCGTAGGTAAGATCGCTAGTGGTGACCTACGAGGTGTGCAGGATATCGGAGCCGCTCTAGTCAACACTCCTAGTAGTCTTTACGGAAACCTTACGAGCGCACAAAACGCACTTATCGAAGGTGCGTTTTCTCCACTTGCTGGGACACCACTATATGGCATGACGGCAGGCAATCTCACGGGCCTCAATAACACCGTCCAGGGGATTTTGAGGGGTAATATCGCAGGCATCCAGGATCTTCCAGGAGATATCGGTGCAGGCGTGCAAGCAGGGCTTGATGCAGGTAAAGATCTAGTCGAGTCGCTTGGAGATGCTCTGGGTGGCTTAATGGGGGGAGGTGGAGGAGCTGGGGGAGGAGCCCAAGTTTTAGAAAGTTTGAGTAACCTAGCGAATCAAAGCGCGGGATATGCTGCCAACCTACCGGATGAATTCCAACGCTTTGAGGGGGATCGATTTGCGGCCCCAAGTGATCGCACAACCGCTGCAGAAAATGCTTTATATAACCAGCAAGGCTCCAACATCCAGGGGGCCTATGATCTAACACGGGATCTAACTGGGCAAGCAGGCGTTTCGGATTTCACAAGCAATATCTCTGGAGCTCAAAATTTTGCACCAGTAGGGTTGCAAACGGAGCGCAATTTTGGCAATGCATCCAATGCAGGCTATCGCAATTATAGCAACATGGATGTGCAAGCTGGGCCTACCGCTGGAGCCCAGCAATTCAATGCTACCACCTTCCAGCCTACTGGGCCTCAAGTGGCTCCAGATCGCTACACGGGCAGGACGTTCGAGGGGCAGAATTACAACCCAACTGCGATCTCTTCGAGTGGCAGAGATCGCTCTGGAGATGCATTAAATTTTGAGGGGCAAAACTACGGCAATGTAGTTGATGCTCAAAGCCGTGATTTTGGTACTGGAAGAACATTCCAACAAGATATAAATCAATACACCAATCCGTATAATCAAAACGTCATCGATGCCTCCCTGGAGGATCTCAATCGGGCTCGAATCCTGGCGAACCAAAGTACCGATGCCGATGCCATTAGATCTGGAGCGGCATTTGGTTCACGGCATAATCAAATCGAGTCCGAAAACTTCGCTAACTATTTAAAAGAAGCAGGCAGGCTCTCTTCCCAGATGAGGCAACAAGGCTTTGATCGAGCCAGCCAACTCGCAGCTCAAGATCGAGCTCAACGCCTAGGACTCACGGCAGAGTCGCAACAACAAGCCCAGCAGCTTGGGACGCAAGGAGCTCTCCAAGGGCAGAGCCTCACCGCTGGAGATTTACAAGCCGCTCGTGATGCAACACTCCGCTCGCAGCTCCAGAGTCAACAATTAGGGCAGCAAGGGGATCTGCAGACTCAACAACTCCAAGCCCAGGCTGGGATGCAAGGCCAAAGCTTGACGGCAGATGCAGCTCGTCAAGCGCAGCAACTCATGGCGCAAACGGGGATGCAAGGCCAATCATTAAGCGCAGATGCAAGACAACAAGCCAACCAGCTCCTCCAGCAGGCAGCACTACAAGGCCAAAGCCTCACGGCTGGCGATCTGCAAAACGTAAGAGTCCTCAACCAAGCGAGCTATGATTCTGCAGCACAACGGGCTTTAAACGCCCAACTTCAAGCGCAGCAACTGGGTATCCAATCGGGGATGCAGGGGCAGCAACTAGGAGCCGATAGCTACAATCTAATGCAGCAACTTCAAAACCAGGGAGCTCTCCAGGGGCAAAATCTAACGGCTAATAACCTCCAGACGATCCTTAATAATAATCTCCAGAGCCAGCTCCAGGCGCAGAACCTGGGAGCCGATAGTTTTAACCAGCAGCAAGACCGTTTGCTCGATCAACAACGGCTTCGAGAGCAGTTCCGCCAATCCGCTCTAAGTGATGCTCTTACTGGGGCCTCCAATTTGGGAGGCATGGGCCTCAACCTGGACAACACACAACGCCAGCAGCTTTTAGATCGATTGAGTGTGGGCCAGTACCAGGATGCTCGTAACCAGCAACAACTAGATTTTGATTATGAGCAATACCAGAACGAGCAGGCCTTCCCAGCTACGTACTTGGATAATTTAAATCGTGGAGGCCAGCTAGGGTTAGGGATCGCTAATGCCACGGCTGCTGGTGCTGGTGCTGGTGGAGGTGGAGGTGAACGAAATGTACTGGCAGATATGATTGGAGGAGGCCTTGCTGGATTCATGAGCGGAGGAGGATACGGAGCGCTAGCAGGAGCCGCAATGGGTGGCATTGGTGTAGGAGGGAGCCAGCCTTATGAGGCATTAGGTAGCGTTTTTGGAAATAAGCCAGCCACACCAACAACGATAAATCCAGGAGGGAACCCTGGGAATGCGTCCTATGGCAACACGCAATCGAGTGGGCAGTACGCTAGTCGAGGGGGAGGTAGAATAGCGAACCCAATGAAGAATGCAGTAAGTGCCCCCGTAATGCAAAGGTTCCCAGGTGGTGGGGCAGGAGGGGTTGGAAGATTCAAAGGCTTTAGTTAAGGAGGAATATGTTTAGTGGATTATTAGATGATGCAATGAGCGTGATTAGCGCACCGTATATGATGGCAAAGGCTGCGAAGCCCTACTTGCGGGAGGGGATGGATTACCTAAGTGATATGATGCCAGAGCGTGCGGAGATGAAGGGCTACATCCCTGGCACATATGATGACTATGCCATTGACGCGATTGGAGATGGATATAATTATTTGAGAGGATTGCTAGACGATGGGCCATCGCAGGATTATGCGCAAGTTAGCGCTGGTGGGCCTTACCCAGGTATGCAAGCACCACCACCACCAAGCGGGCCTTACCCAGGTATGCAAGGCGAGCGGAGCTCCCCCATTGCAGCTCTCTTCCAGGAATCTGCACCGATGCCCGAAGCTAATGAGCTCATGGGGGCATATGCTGGAACGGAATATGGCTATTCTCCCGCTGCCAGCGCTCGACCTCGACCTCGACCTAGGCTTATGGGCATACTTGAGGAAGCCAATGCAATGGCCCCAAGGCCAATCACTGGAGCCCAGGATATGGTAGAACGCTATGACCCAAGCTTGGTAGAGTATCGAAACTTGAGAAAATTAAGTCCACAACCTGGAGCCAATAGCACAAGCGTAAAAATCATGGATGGCATGTATCGACAACCAGAGGGGCTCCTAAGTGGCGAGATGATGCCTCAAAAGTTTGTGGAAGAAGAATTGATTCGGCAACCTGTAGTGCCAGGTATAAGCATACAAGAGCTCATACGCAAGATGCCGAAGGGCGACACGATGCAAAACTTACCACAGTACAAAAACCACTGGCGACGCAGATTTGGGGGCTAAATGCTTTTCGGATTACTCGATGACGATACAACTTTGCAGGAAGATCCAGCAAAAATGGCCTTATTTGGGGCTGGCATTGGATTAATTGGGAGCCAAGGCGTTACGGGAGCCGACTACCTACGTGACGCGATCCAAGGCGCAGGCCAAGGCTATGGAACCTACCAGCAAACAAGGCTCAAGCAAGCGCAAATGGAGGCAGAGCGGCAGAAGCAGCAGCTCGAAAATGCATACAAAGCCCAGCAGATCCGAAAGATGCAATATGAAATGGGCGCAGCACAAAGACAAAGCACCAAGGAGGCTGGGGAGCGTGAACGGCAAGCCCAGCTCAAGACCCAGCGGATGGAGCAACTTAAAGGCCTGGGACTTTCACCAGAGGAAGAGCGGCTCCTGCTTTTGCAAATGGATCTCGACCCTGGCAAGACGGCAGCGGAGTTGGGCGAAATGCGCAATAAGCTTGCGCAGAATCGCACCTTTGAGGCTCTCAATGCTTATATGGCAAAGAACGGGATCGATCCCGTTTCCCAAGCCGTAGCGCAGGAGATCATAAGTAATGCGGGTGAGGATGTAGCAGGAGGCTACAAGAGCGCTTTGGATTGGGTTAATGAACATGCCAAGGGGGGAGTCAAAGCAGACAATACCGTAGATGTTGAGATGTTTGCGAGCACGATCAATACCCCGTGGGATGTTTCGGGTAGGGTGAAAGATACGGCTATGTCCATGCTGGAGCGAGGGCAGAGCGTCAAGGCAGCTCTGGACTACATATCTGCAATGCAGGAGCAGATGCAGCCAGCAGAAGGCGAGAATTACAAAATGAGCCAATCTGGCAATGCAATCATCTATAATAATCTCCAGGCTACTAAGGGGCAGGACAATCTATGGTATGGCAGCGATGGGCAGCTCCTCCCTGGTGGATTCAATTACAAGCGAGCTGCAGATCGAAAGGGCATGATAGCAGTCACCGATTCCAAAGCGAGTGGCAAGATTTATGGCAGTGCTCTAGGGATTAACTTAATTACTAATTTTAGTGATCTCATTGTTGCCAAAGCGAAATCCTTGGGAGGCGTTGGGAATCTCTCTGGGAGAATCAATGCTATTTTTGACCCCGAAGATTTAGCAGAGCTCCAGACACAATATGTCGAAGTGTTGATGAGCTTGAAAACCAGCTACGAGTTAGGAGCTCTTACTGGGCCCGATGTTGGGATATTGGAGGCCGCAGTAAAAGATCCAACTACACTGGGTGTGCAGACGGCAGAATCGATGGTGAGATCCCTGGAGGTGATTAGATCGAGAATGGTGGATGAGTTTAGCTTCAACGCAAATAAATTGAACTATGACCCAGCGACACTCTTAGCAACAACCTATGCGCAGAAAAAGCCTGCCGATGTTGGATTGGCTCCGTTGATCCCAGAAGGAGCTCCTGGAGGGCAAGCTGGACAAGCTGGGGCTACTGGGTTGCCCCCTGGCATCAATGCTGGTTCTGCAAAAGCATTGGAGTGGATTGAACGTGATCAAATGCAACAAGAAATCCAACGACAACGAGCGCAATAATGCCACTCGAAGACTTACTCAAGCTGCTTAGTTATCTCTCTAGTCGAGGAGCTCCCGATGATGTAATTGATGCAGAGCTCAATCACCATAACTACACGAGGGAGCAATTCGAGAAAGCAGTGCGTTCTCGTATCGAGAGCCAGATGACTCGCCCAGACAAATCATTCCTGGATCGAGCCGTTGGTACTTTACGAGAGCAGCTCGATGGGCGGACGCTTGGCTTTGCGGAGCCAATGGAAGCATTGATAAGAATGATGGGCAGCGATACTGCACCAGGGCTTGCTGGTATGGCTGCACGCTTGGGGAGCTCTGGATTGAGTGTGGAAGATGGGCAGCTCCGTAGCAGAGATCTTGAAAACATCCGTGGAGATATTCGCGCAGAGCGGGACACGATGCAGGAGGTCTTGCCAGGGCAGAGCGCTTTGGCTCAAGCCACGGGGATGCTTAAAACGGGAATGCAAGAGGGGCAGCTCGTAAGTAAAGCAGCTCCGATATTCAACCCGCAAAAAGGGCAGTTCGTTGGGAATGTTGCTCGCAGAGCAGGAGAAGCGGCTACGGTTACTCCAGCCACTAGTTCCTTATATTATGCGAATCAAGGTGATGGGGATGTAGCCAAGAACGCTACACAAGACACGATCCTCACCACGGCTCTGGCTCCGATCATGGGGCCAGCAGTAGAGGGAGTGATGAGGGCAGGAGGCGCGATTGGCAGAAAGGTGGCTCCAGATTTAATGGCTCAAGCGCAAGGAGCTGGAGGGGCCAACATGCCCCCGCAGCTCCCCACTAACTCGATGCTCAACAAAGGGGAATACGATCCCTTCTATCAAGGGCTCTCCAAATTCGGTGATTCCCTAAGTGCAGATCGAATCACACCGGACATGGCACGAGCAGAGGCTCGCAGGCAAGCTGCAGCCGCTGGGGCAGATGACGTATTGCCCGTCGATATCGGAGGAGTGAACACGCAACGATTTGCCAAAACCTTATATAGCACTCCTGGCGAGCAAGCGGATATCGCACAAAAGGCGTTAGAAGGCAGGCAGCTCCAGCAGGGCCCTAGGATGCAAAGGCGTTTGGAGGAATCCTTAACGGCAGGTAAAGACCCAGAAGTATTCGCCAGGGAGCAGGCTGCAATGCGTAAGGAGCAGCTCAATCCAGAGTACCAAAAGATCATGGATGTAGGTCTGCCAGAGAGGCTTAATCCAGAGCTACGGGAGCTGCTCAATGCAGATCCCCGTATGGCAGATTATTATCAAGCGGCACGCACGAGGGAAACGAATAGAAGAGGGAATCCAGATCCTGGAGCTTTTGACGGTAACATGAATTTACGGATGGTTGAGACGGCACGTAGAGGGTTGTCTGGAGAGGAACGTAAAGCCTTACGAGCTGGGGATACCGATGAAGCAGAAAGCCTAGGGACATATCGACGCAGGATCATGGAGCAAGCAGATACTGCAGTACCCGAATATGGAAATCTAAGAAGCCAAGGCTTTGACTCTCGACGGCTTGAAGAAGTGGCAGTTCAAGCAAAAAAAGATTTCTATCGAGCTCGCCCAGAAATCATGCGCGACGATTTTAATAATCTCAATGATGTTGAGAAGGACGCATATCGTGCAGGGTTTGTACGCGAGTTTCATGCCTATCTAGATCCACGCATAAGCGATAGTGCAACGAAGGGGAACGTAGCACGATACATAGACAAAAAGAGCCTAAAAGAGAGGATCGAGGTGCTTTTCGATTCGCCAGAGCAATTCGCAGAGTACTGGGAAAGTGTGCTCGTGGAGGCTCGCAGATCGAAGTCTTATATTAGTGTGATTGGTGACGCGACACGCAACACGGGACAAGCGCAGAGGATGGCTGCAGATAATTTAGTTGATCCCTCCCCACTCGACGAGGCAATTCAAGGAACAAATTTTCTTGGAAAAATAAAAGACCTATCCAACGTGATGCAGACCAGGGAAGCGAGTAAAATTGCCGAAGCGTTTGGCCCCCAGTTTTACGGGAGTGGCCTTGACAATACTTTGGGCCTGCTTAATGATGTTGAGTTGGCTCAACAAATGCGCAGGTACTATAACCAGGGCAGAGCAGAGCGCATGGGAGCTGGACGGGCATTGTCTCAAAGTTTATTAAGTGAATAAAACGGTAAAAACTTCCCGTTTTTCTTCCCGTTAAACTAAACTAAATTCCCGTTTTTTGAAAAGTTATTCACTAGAGAATTAGTGAATAATTACCGTGCATTAGGCCAGTAGCTCAGTTGGTAGAGCAGCGGATTCCAAATCCCAAGCCCCGTATGATAAACACTAGCCTCCAGAATTCCTTCCCGTAATTGTTCCCGTCCCGTAAAACGGGAACCAATCAACTTACTTTCCCCGAACCCAAACACTTCAAAGTCGCTTCCTCGCTGGCATCTCGTCTCTCCTCTTGACTCATCCCCATTAGTATATTTTGGGAATATTTGCTTCGCAGTTGATCAATCACACAAGCGCAGTTGTAGATCGCAGATCGTTCGGCAATGGGAGGTGGATACCCTTTCATGTAGTACTGCATTTTTAGTTCTTCGCTGCAGTTGTGTATCCACTCCATGAGGAATGGACTAGGGTAATCCAGCGAGTCGATTTGGTGAGAATATCCAGGCTGGCAGGTTGGTGCTGCTAATAGCAGGGCCAAGATTAATTTCTTCATATTACTCCATGTAAAAAAAAAGCCCCATCACCCAAAGGCAATGAGGCTCTATGTTTAGACAAAGTCTAAACTAAGTCCAGATTTAGACCGATTCCTTAACAAGACTCCCAGCGTTCGCCATGCTCTTATTGAGCATCATGTTGAGCTTCTCCTTTTCTTTCCCCAGCTCTTCATATTGCTTTTGGAGATCCCCATATCTTTCTGCCATCTCTCTTGTACACGGCTCCGAACATAGCCCCATCCCAGATTCAAAAATCCCCCATTGGTGCAGAGCTCGATCAAGAGCTTGGTCATAAACCTCGTGCTCCATTTCGCAACTCATCTCTTTTTTTCGTATTTTCTCCAGCTCCACTTTATAGAGCTCAAAGACAAATTTTATGTGATCACCTCTCTCTATTAGGCTATTCATTGTAACTACTTTCTCGCATTGACGCGAATGTGTTGTAGGTTATGGGCTCCTCTGCATAAGCAGGCCCTAGTCTGGTAACCTTCCCCCCGTCACTTAGATAGCGCTCTATTGCCTCTATGTGATCGCTGGGGCCGGTAATTTTTTTGACTTTTTTACTACTCACGATTTGCTTATGCGTAGTAAAATCATCGATAGCCGATGCGAATTGGCCTAGAAAACCAATTTTTTCGGAAATATACTTAGGTCTTTCTTCCATGAGCCACCTTTTGGAAATGCGTTCCGCAATGACGGCAGCGGTAATGGGTCACCGTGCCAAGGGTTCCCAGCTCTTCGTAACGCTGGGAATTACAAGCAGGGCAAGCCCTATCCATTTTTCGCCTTATCTGCACGCCAGCTCTCCTGCAGTAGAGAGATGATCACTGCATGTAGTTGATCATCTCGATCTTGTTTGTGGTAAGCCTCCAGGATCTGCTCCGATTGGCTTTTTTTGCCAATCGGGTACTTACCCCCCTCTTGGATTTTTTTACGGGCAGTGACGATCTCAATGATTTTAGTAATGGGTTCCATCTTGGTACTCCTCTTCTACGTAAACCGCGAATCGTGGTGAATAAAAAGCAGAAACCGTCTCCTCAAAAGGACTAGCGGGTTCATGAAGCTTGCAGAGATACTTATCTCGCTTCTCATCAAATTCTTCCTTGACCCAGAGATCTTCTTCTAGCACTCCGCTTGGGCCCAGCACTTTTCTAAACGGCTGGGTTTTATGTACATCCTTGAGGCGTTTTATGCCCCAGTTTCCTTGTAGTGTGCTCATGATCCTTCCTTTGTAATGTAGTCTTTTATGTGTGAGCCCAAAATCCAATCGTGCGTAAAGGAATAATCGACTTCATTGTCATTAAATTCGGTTATCAATTCTTCAACATCTGCATCGTCATCCAGATCCAGAACTACTATGATTTCTAATCTTTTACCGTTCATCTGCATCTCCTTTATCATAAAGCCGCTTGATTACCTGCGCCTTAATAATGAGTTCTTTAAGCGTTTCTCCTGCATTGGTAGACGAGAGCCCTGCTACGTGATAAACAAAATCCTTTGCATCAAATCGAGCCATCTGGAATTCGACTCGCCTCAAAATATCTGCTTTATCGTAGGCTTCCGTATTTTGCTCTTTGGCTACTTTTGCCGCTATTTCTCTAACATCCATTTAATTACTCCTCTTTTGAAATATCTAAGTTAAGTGTGCCCCATTGGGTAGCCATTGCTGCAGCAATCCCATCATAGGTTTCAGAGCGCTTCGCCCATCTATCGTCAGATGGGGTAAGCCTGTTTTGCCCTGTGTCAGTCTGGTTGGCATAACGAGCCTTCCCATTGACATAACGGTCAGGCTCCACAACATTGGATTGCTCCAATGGAGGCAGGTTTTTAAGCCAGAGGCAGGTAGCCTTGCTGGCATTGTGACCAAACATCCAAGGCTGGATAATCTGGTCAGGCTTACGGATTCTTGAGCTGATAATGCTCACTGGGTTTTCCAGCGCAATGCGAGGCACTGAAGCATCCAGAAGAAACTGGACAAACTCCAAGGCTTCTGCCTGTTCCTTGAGCTTGTCCTTGAACCATCTTGCCCCAGAGACTGCCAAGTGAGTGCAGGGGGGGTGGCATATCATCAAGTCCCAAGGGTGCTGCTCATGCAGTACATCCCGAATGTCTCCCTTGATATGCTTGCCCTTGGCTGCAAGCAAGTCACAACTCCAAGCATCATGGCCCTGAGTCTCAAAGGCATCACGTACAACCCCAGAGAATTCGCAGGCTACCAGCACCTTCATGCCCATCCATGTTGTTCAATACTCATAATGACTCCTAGTTAAGTTGCCTAGTGATGCGCACGGTGTGCACGAGATGTGTACGAATATGTACGTGCGCATCATGAGCAACTCACCGAAGTGAGCTGCCCAGCAACTAGGCTGCAGCCGTCAAAGCTCGTAATCGGGAGCCACGAGAATTATTGCGCTTGTCGATGTAGCGCTCTGTAGTGCTTATGGAGCTATGCCGTAGCTGGTCTTTTACGTCCTTTAAGCTAGCTCCCAAGTTGTGGAGCTCCGTAGCAAAGAGAGCCCGAAAGCCGTGTACTGGCTTGATCTCCTCACTTATCCCCAGCTCCTCTTGCAGACGAGTGAATGCTCGCCCCAGCTCGACGCTAGAATTCCAGTGGTTGCCACACACAAACTCGTGCTTACGATCCCAGCTCTGGAGCTCGTGAATCAAGCGAGTATGGATGATCTCGATCTTGGCAGCATGATGCTGCTTAACTTGAAACCACCTGCCACGGGCGTTCTCGTGGCTATTGATATCGATGAAGCTATCTTCATCGATTGGGTTGAGCTCGATGTCTTCCCAGCGTAGGGAGAGTATTTCAGATCCACGTAGCCCAGCATAACGAGCCAAAAACCAAGCTCTACGTAGCAGCTCCCAACGTCTAATTAGATCTGGATTGATATGAGAGGGAGGGTTGGCAATCCGATCCTCGATAAGTGCAAGGATCTGGTCTGCCTCTTCTTTGGTGTAGGAGGCAATATTGGCGGGATCAACACGGAGGTTCCGAAACTTACGGGCATGAGTGAGCGGCAGTGCTTTCGCTGCACGCTCATTATTTTCCTGCTCTACTCGCCAGTTCTCGAAGCTGCGAATTGTTCTAATCTTTTTGTTTATCGTATTCGGAGACTGCCCCAGTGCAGCCCAGCGCTTTTTAAGGAGGTCAATCTCCTCAAAGCTCTCAAGCTGGTTAAGGGTATGTGCGTACTCTTTGAACGTAGCAGGAGATCTTTCGGCAGCAACGTAGGCCAGGAAATTAGCCTTGTCGCGATCAATCGCGGAAGTTTGCGCGGACTTTTGCGCGGACTTTTGCGCGGAAGGATTTTTTTGAGCGTGGAGCTCAAGGAGGAAGGAGTCGCGTTGGCTCTTGGTGCGAGCCTGCGCTCGCAAATTCTCGTCACTTATGAGCGTGCGCTCAATAGGCCTAGAACCTTCACGGTGATAAAAACCAGTCCAGTAACCTCTTTTGTTTAAAGAGAAAAGCTTGGTTGGGCGTGCCATTGTATTGCTCCAGGCAGCGGGGGCAGTTTGGCGGGCAGCCCCACACTGCCCGATTCGCTGGCCCAATCAATAATCTAGAGCTCAATACAATATACTAATTTACACGTTTTTCAATGTTTTTTTCACGTTTATTTAATTATTTTCACCAACTAATTCACTCTTTTTTCAACGATTGGTTCAAGCATGGCAAGCAATCGTTCACGTTGCTTCACCATGTCCTCCACTATTGAGAGTAAGCGTTCTTTTTCCGCTTCCGCTTTTAACAAACGTTCCTTTAAAAATTGATTTTGCGATTCCAGATTGTCTCCACTCGATGAGCTTGCATTTTGGTTATATAATGGTTCTGCCCAATCTGGGATAGAAATATTTTTTTCTGCCATGAATTGCCATAATTTTAATAGTGGTAATGTCCCCCTGGTCATTTTGTTATGAAGCGCAGAATTACTAGTTTTCAAGCTCTCCGCAACTTGCCCTTGGGTTAGGTTCCCAGATTCACAAATGTAGTTCATTAGCTTACGGTCAAAATCTTTTCGTTCCATATCAATATTCTGGCATAGAGTTAGTACTCGTGAAGGAGTGTGAAAAAAAATGTAGACAAATCAAAAAAATGTGAAAAGATGAATACGTCATGGCAGGATTGCGGCCATGATCCTGGTGATCGCTACGCGACGATCATTGGGGCCTTTTGTCCTTATCTTGGAGAGCGGGACAATAGGCAAGCGAGCTCGTAGCTCGCCTTTTCTCAGAGAGGCTAGTTTCGCAGTGTAGGCGCGGCTAGCCTCACCTCTCAAATCTACATGGAAGTACCCCACGCACATGGAGTGCACTTGCCCCCTTCCTTGGAAAAACAATTCCAATCCTTCTACGAATCGTGCCTTCCTGGGGAATCCTTCCTTGTCCCCGACGAGTGGCGTGAGTCCATGCACGAGCTCAAATCTCTTGCAGACACCCGCGCTCGCCAACGCAATTCGCGACTTAGAGTATGGCTTCAATCCGATCCTTTGCGTTTTGAGTGCAAGGTCTGGGTTTGGGACACGGAGCCACCAACCTTTAAACAAATGAAATGGAGATGGCAGCGAGACAAATATCCGAAAAAGAATCGTTAATTGCGGGTCTCTATGCAGATGACTCTCAAAAAACGGATGGAGCCCAAATTGTTATCCTAGGGCCTCCTGGTGGAGGCAAAACTTGGGCAGCTATTGTTGGAGCTCCCGATCCTGCTCTAATCGACCTAGAAGGAGGAGCCAAACGCTACGGTCATCTTAATAAAGAGCTCAAGCGGATCGACGGGGCAGCTCTTGATTGGCCCCAATTGATGGCAGTTTTAGATGTAGTTTCCACAAGCAAACATCAAACCGTCATCATCGACACCGCAGATGCAGCCGCAGAAATGTTAAGGCAACATCTCATCCAAGCCTTCGATATCGACTTGATCAAAGACTCTTTCCATCAAGGCGGGAGAGGCTATGGTCACACTACGGATGTACTTACCGATTACTGGCGTAAATTTATCGGCAAGCTTTCCAAAATGACTGCCTCTGGAAAGCACGCCATTGTGATCTGCCACGTTGATGAAAAAGAGGTGCTTAAACCTGGAATGCGTCCAGTACAAAAGCAGGAGCCCAGGCTCCCTCGAAAAATAGCACCACTTCTTACGGAATGGGCAGAACTGGTTGGTCATCTCCAGCTCGAAGAAAGCGGAGATGAACTAGAATCCAAACTGGTGAGAAATTTCTACATTTCTCCAGATTTACACGTAAGTGCTAAGAACCGTTTTGCTATAGATAAGCAATATTTAGTTAACACAAATATTGGTGAAATTCTCAACATTATTTATCAATAAAACTATGGAAAATGATCAAATACTTTACGATCCCCAAGTGCATCAAATTGCTACACGGTATATGCCAGCAGGGAATTGGTTAGCAACGATTGTTAGTGTTGAAGAGCTGCCACCAGAGAAGGGCAAGGAGTTTCGATATGTACGCCTGCAGTGGAAGGGGACGAAAGGGGAGATCCGGCAAGACCTTATCTGCGATCATTGGGGAGATGCATCAAAAGCCGAAACCAGCCTACGGATTACTGGGGAGAAATTAGGCTCAATTGCAAAAGCGGTAGGCCATAACGGGCCCGTCTCATTAAAAAAAATGTTTGCGCAATTAGGAAATAAGCAATGCGCAGTAGCGGTACGAGCCGAATACAATAAAAGCAGCCAGAAAACCTACAACCAGATTGATCATGTCGCAGCCCAGCTTAACGATCTCGATCCTTATGTGGTCGAAGATGTAGACATGAGTCGAGTAAGCACTTACGGAGATGCCACCCAAGATGATCTCGACCAGATTAAATCAATTCTCAGGGGCGTTGGTACGTGAAGGATCTCAGGGAATACGACCGAAAAAAATTAAAGATTGAGATTGTTCCAGCTTCCGACGCACAGGAAAACTGGGTTCAAGGAGACGAGGAGCACTACCTCTGGTATGGGATGCCCATCATGTTTGATAGACGCATGAGGGAAGATTATCTTATGGAATGTGGTGCTCCAGAATGTCATTCCACTGGTTGTAATTTAGCGATGGCACTGGGGAACTACATCTCCTACATAACATTTAGAACCTACGATTGGAAAGAAAACAAAGTACGACTCAAAAAAATCGCAGAATATGTCCAGGTGAAACCTCCTCGTTTTTTCATCACGGAAAATCCACTATTGCAACGTACACTAGGGAAACGTCCCATAGCCATCTATGATAGAGGTGTTCCGTGGTACAATCTTAAAGAAAATATCAAGTACACAATCTGGAAGACCTACAATCGCAGACCTACCTTGTTATTTGAAGGTGAACCACTTACGGAATTCTTAAAGCAGGAGCTTGAAAGTGGAAGCTCACCAGCTCTTTGAGTTTTTAGCTCATAAGCGGCCCTGCCAGATCACCACGCACGGTACTGCTTTTGTCGCTAAGTGCCCCGTGAAAAAAGGGCACAAACTCATTGCAACTTTGCTCGACGATAAGCTCAACCTCCATTCTACGAGTAAATGCACTCTTGAGGAGCTCCTCCAGGCCTTGGAGCTTGAGCACCTACCGTGCATTATCGGGCAGGCTCTTAAATTAGAGCCACGCAGCCAGGAGGTTGCGAAACAATATCTCCGAAACACGGGGATGCCTACCTTCGATCCTACGAACCTACCAGAGCTGCTCCGCAACTACGTTCATGATGTTACGCAGCTCACTGGAAGCGACTCGATCCTCACTACCATTAGTGCTCTAAGCACCTTATCTGCCTTTGCGATGCACAAAGTGCAGATGCAGGGATACTTTCAGGATTTGCATCCATGCATCTGGAGCCTAACCCTTTCTGCTTCTGGGGCATTCAAGAGCACGGGCTTACGTCTAGGTACGCAAATATTGCGTGATCTAGATAATGAGATCTTGCAACAAATCCAGCAAGCCAGGGCTCAAGAAGATGAACATCGAGAAAAGCAGCTAGCTAAGTTTGTGAGAGGTCTGCCAGATAGCTTTAGCTGGCAGGGCCTCCTGGATCGACTTCAAGAGCAAGGTGGGGGGCTCATGATGCAGTCGGAGTTTAGCTCCTTTCTACATAATCTCAATGCGAAGTGGAACGAGGGAGTCAAGGCCAGGATCACGAGCATTTATGATGTTGTAGAACCTATTGAAGAACGCACCAGGGGCTCCAGTACGATCCGCATAGAGCTCCCATATTTAAGTATATGTGGAGTGAGCACTATCGACTTTGTGCGTGACCTCATTACCAGTGAAGATCTCAGATCTGGCTTCCTGCCCCGTTTTCTATTGTTCTCACCTCCTAGTACCAGTGATGTTATTCCAGCGGCTCTACCCAGTGTTGCAACAAGTTGCAACATTAGAGAGTGGTCTAGCTACCAATCGCTTAGAGATATTTGCGAGCAATTGCTCATCACTCCATCGAGGATTGGCTTTACTCAACAAATGAGCCAGGAGGCTCGCCAATGCTACTCGCAGAGGCATGATGAAATCTACCAGTGGGTGTTCGCCCAGGAGCCCAGCCTGCAGGGGAGCCTCTATAGCTTTGCGAAGCGCTGGGGCCCATGCTTGCTCAAAATCTCGATGCTTATGCAGCTCGTGATTGATCGAGAGCACGTAGAGCCAGGAGTTGAAGCGATTGAAGCGGCTAATGAGGTGCTACTCTATGCGATGGGCAGTACCAAGCTGCTCATCGCAGAGGAGCTGGGGCAAAGCCCGATGATCGCCAAGGAATCTAAGATCCTGGCCTATATCGCCAAACGGGGTGGATCTCTCAACTATCGCCAGCTCCTGCAATCCAGAGCGCTCCAGGGAGGTGTGAAGGAATATGATTACATCTTGGAGACGCTCGAGTCCAAGGGGAAGCTACGGATCACTGGAGATAGTAAAAATAGTAAGACTCTGGAGCTGGCCTAAACTTCACGGGAGGAGGAGTAGTTTATAACTACTACTCCCTCCTCCCGTGCCCCAAGCACTAAACTATGGATAAATCTACAAAAGAAAAAGAGCGCTACGAAGAATGGAAAAACAAGCGCAAGAAGCAAGGCAATGAGCGTTGGGCCAAGCTTCGAGATGACCCAGATTTCTGGGAGCAATTCCTGGAGCAGCTTGCGGATCGTGGACGGCTCAAAGCGCACTTAATGCTCTGGGAAATCCCGTATGGGGCCTACTATCGCTGGATTGGTAAAAACCCAGAGCGTAAGGCCGATGTCCAGGCAGCTCTGGAAGCTGCAGGGCATTCGTATGCCGAAGCTGCAGCCGATGACATCGACCAATTCGATATGAAAGATCCAAGATTTGCTCGCCTCCGGTTGGAGCAACAACGCTGGTTTGCGTCTAAGTATGCTCCAGAGACGTATGGAGATAAACAACGAATCGAGGTCGAGCACTCGACAAAGCAGCAAGACCATCTTGCTGCTCTCAAAGAGCTTTCAAGACGGAAGCTCCCTAATATCAAAGTCATAAATCATCATGGAGAAGACGATGACTACACCGAAGACGACTAATCGAGAATATACCTATCGCCTAGGCTATGATCGCTATCATGAACTGCTCATGCTCATGAAATCTAAGCGTGCTTCCTGGGAAACCTTACGAGCCAAAGCACTCTGCGAACGCATTGCTCGTTATGGATATAATATCAAACCAACGCATGTCTATCGACTACGAACGAGCTTGGGTTGGATGAGGCTCCGTAAGCCCAAACTCAATCCCGTCGAAGTAAGAAACAATGCAACCTGGAGCAAGATCCGAAAACTCAAGGAGCGCATCAAGGTTCTGGAGTCGCAGCTCGAAGGCAAGGGAGCCGTCATGAAAATGCGGAAGCTCCTCAAGATTGCAGGCATTGTATGATCTCAAGGCAGGAGCTCGCTAAAGAGCTGGGTGTATCTACAACACGTATATCCCAGCTCTTTCGGAAGCTAGGGATCGAGCCTATCCAGCGGGAGGGTAAGCATTGGCTCACCGATGGGGATTATCGCAGGTTCATGCTCTATCGCAAGCGTCCTAAACAAAAGGGAATGGTGAGCCTCCTACGGCTTTGTACGCTACTCCAGGTGCATGAGGAGATCATCGAGCGCTATTCCCAGCACTTAGGGATCGAGCCTCAATGGATCAATGGCGCTGGGTTTGTGACGCTGGCAGAGTCCAGGCAGATCCGTCATGCCCATCGTACCCAGAGCCTGCCTCTCTCCAGAGCAGAATTCGAGGTGATTAGTATGAAGTTGGATTTGTTGATTGGGTTGGTGGAGGAGGCACGAAATCGACCACGATAAAAACTCGCGAGCCTGCGAGAAATCAAGGCCTGGCGGGGAAGGCAACGGATTGGCAATCCGCTGCCCCAGCTCCTGCAACCCGCAGAAACACTGGGCTCGTGGATTACGGTTACGACTTTTCCCGTAATTAGTCGCAAAAAAGTCGTAATTGCTGCCAGAAATCGCAGCCAGCCCCCCCCGCCTCCGAATGCTTGGGGCCGAAATAGTTCGAGTACCTTAACCCCCCAAAATTTTTAATTTTCCCCAGTAAACATCTATGTTGCAACAAATTGCAACAACCCCAAAACACCAGGAGCCAGATGTACGTAGCACGAACAATGGACGAGGTATGGAGGATGATAAACTGCAGCTCTCAAGAGGACTACGAGCTGCGCAGACAACGGGCCTGGGGTATTCATGAAAAAGCCAAGACACGGGAGCGCCTACGCTTTGAAGATGAGGAGCCGCTACCGCGAAAAAACGAAGGGAGATAATCGCGAAAAACTAAGACAAGAAGAAGCAAAGAAGGAAGTCATGGATGACCACCTCATTGAGCAACACAAAAGCTTTCGACCTGGAAACACACCAGAGTCGATGGCAAAGGAGAGGATATTTGCAAAGAAGTACAAGCGGGAAACGGGCATGGATGTTCTCTACAACGGAACATTTTCGAGTTTTGACTTTTCGGTAGTGACAATCACGGGGAGGGAGCACAAGCCCCGCTTATCACACTTCGCAGAGCTCAAGAGCCAGAGAACGATGCCCCCCTCTTGGGAGCGGCAGGCATTGAAGCTGGATCGCTACAAGCTAGCCCTGGAGTTTCGGGAGAAGCTTGGGATCAAGGCCTTGATATTTTTCCGCTATGACGATCAACCGGAGGGAGACTACTACGTCTGGGAGGTTTTGGATGAGAACGGCAAGCAGAGGGTATTAGACTACGGGTACTGCTCAAACTACAACCCTGCCACGGGGCAAGGCAACGGCAATCCGGTGGTTTGGATACCCATGTCGCAACTTAAAAAAGTGGAGTTGTAATGTTTTTACCAAGTGAGAGACGCAAGTACCTGGGTGGAAGCGATTGTGCTGCCGCTGCAGGCCTCAATGAGTACATGAGCCGCTACCAGCTCTACCAACACAAACTAGGCCTGGTGCCTCCATTTGAAGGCAATGCGGCCACACAATGGGGCGTTTGGATGGAGGAGCCTTTGCGGCAGTATGCTTGTAAGAAGTTGCAGATGTACTTTCGCAGAAGCCACGTAACGTTTAAACATCCAGAGAAGGAGTATTGCGTAGCGCATATTGATGGCCTCCATAGGGAAGCTGGGCTCGAATGCAAGCTCGCCAGCTTCCGCTCTAAGAAAAAGTTTGCTGCCGATGGAGAGACGATCCTGGAGCCTGGAGAGGGCTTACCACTGCACTACTATTGTCAAGTCCAGTGGTACATGTTGATTTGCAAAAAGAGGCTCTGGTACATGTCCATAGGCATTTCTGGAGAGAACGAGATACGAGTCTTGAAAGTACCGTATAACGAAGATTTTGCAGAGGATCTATTCAACCAGTGCGTTTATTTTTGGGAGAACCATGTTCGTAAGAAAACTCCACCGGAGATTGAGTGGCTGGCAGATGCCAATGCCGTATACAAAAGCGCAACACAAGCTAGTATCGAGTGTCCACCGGAGCTGGCAGAAGATATTGAAAAGCTTAGGCAGCTACAAGAACATACCTCGCTATTGGCGGAACGCAAAAGCGCACTGGAGGCGAAAATTAAGGGACATATGCGAGAGAGTGAAGCGCTGGTTCTGGGAGCCTCTCAATTGGTCTTAGCAACCTGGAAAGACGTTTCTAGAAGTGTTTTCGACACAAAAAAACTCAAGGAAGAAAACCCTGAGTTGCATAAAAAATACTCTCTAAGAAAATGCTCAAGGGTTTTCAAAATTCTTGGGCATGAGGGGAGTGAAACAAAAACTAGTACTAAGCTGGCCTCCTAGTGTAAATAACTACTGGAGGCAGTACCAAGGTAGAACCCTTCTCTCCAAAGCGGGAAGACTTTATAAGAAGTCTCCCGCTCCCCCCTTCGAGCCCTACTCTTCTCAAGATCGACTCAAAGTTAGCATTGATTATTATCCGCCCAGTAAAATTTCAAGGGACTTGGATAATCATGCCAAAGCCGTGCTCGACCTACTCATGCACTGGGGCGTGATCCCCGATGATTCGCAGATTGATGAGCTACATCTCTACCGCCTAGACGTACAACGCCCAGGCAGAGCAGAAGTTACGCTTGAAGTCTTATGAAAAAAACCAACGTCTATCGCGAATTTCTGGAGCGCTATTACGATGATCCCGTTGGCTTTGTGACCAACGTGCTCAACGTAAAGCCCCAAGCATGGCAAGCGGAGCTCTTAAACCAGTTTGCACGAGGCACAAGGCGTTGCTCAATTGCGGCTGGACACGGTGTCGGTAAGAGTGCAGTAACGTCCTGGGCAATGCTCTGGATGCTCCTCACTAGGTATCCGATTAAGCTTGTTGCTACGTCTCCAACCCAGAGCCAGTTGTTTGACGTTTTGAGTGCAGAAGTGAAGCGCTGGATCAAGGAGCTCCCCCCAGCTCTCAACGAGCTGCTCATTGTCAAAGCGGAGCGGATCGAATTGAGCGCGAGCCCTACGGAGGCTTTCCTAAGTTTCAAAGTTTCCAGAAAAGATACTCCAGACGCAATGCAGGGTGTACATAGTGATACAACTTTTTTATGCGTAGATGAAGCGGCAGGTGTAGACGAGGCAGTCTACGAAGCGGCCTACGGAAGCATGACGAGTGCAAATGCATACATTTGCTTGATTGGCAACCCAACTCGATCAACGGGCTACTTCTGGGAGACGCATCACACCAACAAGAATACGTGGTTCACCATGAACGTGAGCTGCCTGGATAGCCCAATGGTGAGCCCAGAATTCATCGAGGAGATGAAGAACAAGTATGGGATCGAGAGTAACCAGTATAGAACTCGTGTACTGGGACTCTGGCCCACAATTGATAGTGATACATGTATCCCTAGAGGATTGGTAGAAGATGCCGTTAGCAGGCGTGTTAAAGTACCCCAGGACTATCCATCTCTTTGGGGCTTGGACGTTGGAAGAATGGGTGCAGATAAAAGCGTACTTATAGAGCGAGTAGGAAGAAAAGTTACGCAAATCTGGAGCTGGGAAAAACTAGATCTAATGACCTTGGCAGATCGCGTTGATCAATTATATCAAGATAGCGAAAAACGTCCTTTGGACATAAGTGTGGATGCCGTAGGAATTGGAGCAGGCTGCTTAGATCGACTCGTTCAATTAGGCCTTCCAGCCAGAGCGATTAATGTTGGTGAGAGCCCAGCGAGAACGGACACCTACGCCAATAAACGAGCAGAGCTTTGGTTCACTTTACGCGATTGGCTCAACGGAGAAGTAGAGCTCCCAGATCATCACCAGCTCGTAGAGGATCTGGTGGCTCCTAGATTTAACTATCGCCCGAATGGAACCCTAGGCCTGGAGCGCAAGGAAGAGACGGCTAAACGACTGCGAAAATCACCGGATTTCGCAGATGCTCTTACCCTTACTTTTGCCTCTAACCATTGCGATAGTGTTGGCATGATCAAGCCAGCCAGGAAACAATTTAGAAGAAGAGCAGGAGTTGTCGCATGAACCTTCTGCAATGCCCCCAGTGTGGCTCCAAGCTAGAACACCCAACATTGTACTATCCAAATATCTATTGTGCGAGTTGCCACAAAGAGTGGTACGAGCTCGAATTCCCTCCCCTAAAACAAAAACATGAATTACGAACCTCTTGACGAAACCAGTTTCCAGAGCTGGGTAGCGAATGTACTAGATGAAGCTATTGATTATGTAGATACGGAACTAAGCCCAGATCGAGCCAGGGCTATGCGGTACTACCTCGCTTTGCCGTTTGCGGAAAGCGAGGACAATCCAATCGAGCAGGAAGGCAGGAGCCAATACCAAGCTAAAGAAATCCATGATGCCGTCCAGCAGTGTTTGCCGTCGATCATGCGCTCGCTCTATAGCCAGGAGAACATAGTCGAGTTTGAGCCACGCAAACCGGAAGATGTACCAATTGCGCGGCAGGCTACGGAGTATTGCAATTATCTCCTCAAGGATCGCAACAACGGCTACACCTTACTCGATAGTGTCATCAAGGATGCCTTGATCAAAGGCACTGGGATTATGCAGGTTTGGTATGAAGAAAAAGTAGAGACAATAGTACGGGAGCTTACGGGTATTGACCAGGCCGTAATGGCTGCAGTGATGCAAAGTGGAGAATGGCAGATAACAAATTCGGAGCAGACCGAAGACGGGCTTTTCAATGTAAATCTTCAAAAGACGAAGTCCGAAGGAAAGGTTTGCCTCGATGCCATTCCACCAGAGGAGTTTTTAATTAATCGCAATGCCGTAAGCCTGGATGATGCAAAGATTCTGGCCAGACGGCAAAGGCTCACAATAAGTGAGCTCGTGGACATGGGATACGATCCAGATGAGATCATGCAGTATGCCGATGTAGACGATACCTACAAATCAAATGAGGAGTGGCTCTTACGCAATCCAACCTGGAGGGAAGAAGAACAAACCGAAACGGAGAAAAGCCAAAAGGAAGTGCTCTATGTGGAGAGCTACCTAAAGGCAGATCTGGATGGAGATGGCAAAGCGGAGCTGCGAAAAGTTTGCTGCATTGGTAGCGCCTACAATATTGTTCGTAATGTAGTAGTTGATGATCATCCCTTTGTAGTCTTCCGTATGAGCTGCTTACCGCACCACTGGAGTGGTGAGAGCCTATATGATGAGCTAGGGGATATCCAACGCACTAAAAGCGCAACCATGCGCAACATGTTGGACTCCCTGGCACTGGCAACCACTCCCCGTGTTGCGTATGTCGAAGGCCAAGTGGACTACGATGAGCTCTCAAATGATGAAGTAGGAGCTCTTATAGCGATGCGTCAAGCAGGGGCCATCCAGCAGCTCACGATTGACTATGTGGGTCAACAAGCTCAACCCATGCTCGATTACCTAGATCGCACTAGCCAAAAAAGAACGGGCCTTACCGATGCCAGCCAGGGACTAGATGCCAGCTCCTTACAATCGACTACGGCTATCGGTATAGATGCCCAGGTAAAAGCGGCCCAGGCAAGGTTGGAGCTCATCACAAGAACGCTTATCGAGACGGGTATTAAGCCGCTCTTTAAGAAGATGTTATTGCTCATCACGTACCATCAAGACCAGCAGGACATGATGATGCTACGAGGGGAGTATGTACCCGTAGATCCAACGGGCTGGCCCATCATGAATTGTCGCGTTACGATGCCGATTGGTGCAGCCAATGATGCACAAAAGAGCGAGCTCTTGATGATGCTCTTAACGAAGCAGGAATCGCTACTCCAGCTCCTGGGCCCAGCCAACCCATTCGCTGGGATCACCCAATATGCAAACACTTTAAATCGGCTACTGGAGATCAACGGCATTACCGATATCCAGAACCTGCTGGGTGATCCTGCAGCCATGCTCCAGCAGCTCCAGCAGGAGCAGGCTCAAGCTCAACAACAACCCCAGAAATCTCCAGAAGAGTCCCTGGCCGAAGCGCAGATTGAAACCAAGCGCATTGACGTTCTGGCTAAAGCTGCGAGCGATGCCAGGAAAGATGATCGAGAGAGAGATTCTCAATCCATTGATCTATTTTTGAAAGCTAACGAGCTCCGCGCTAAGTACCCTGGCCTGCAGCTCGATGCAAGCGGTTTAGTCCAGGAGCTCCAACGTAATCGAGAGCTCGATGTAGTAGAGCAACGCAACCAAGTGCAACGCTACCAGCAGGCCCTGGAAGCGGTAGGGATGCAGCTAGGGATGCAGCCACAACAACCAGCGCAGCCGCAGCAACCAGTAGCACCACAACCAGTGATGCCTCCACAGTGATTTAAACCAGATAAAACTCACGGCACAAAGCCTTATGAAGACACCAATTACAATTTTTGTTACTTAGTCTTTATGGCAAGAAAACTATCTACTCAAGAAAATCTGGAAGGATTGCAAACCGCTGGAGCCGAAGAGCTCCTTGGAGCAATTGGTGCGTTTGGTCGAGCTGCACCCGTCAAGGCTGCGCTCGATGTTACGGGCATGAACCCCCTAAGTCCGCCTGCTCTCAATAGCGAGCAGGACTTTACGCAACGCTTTGGGGATGCCATCCCAACGTATCGAGGCAGGCCAGCAGGAGACGCGATCTATGCTTCCCCATATGCAGGGGCAGTTGCGGCAGATCCAAGGCTACGTAATCTTACCCCATATTTATTGGCAGAGGAGATCCAGCAGCTCCCAGAGGGAAGGCGTAAAGTACCAAATCTAGAAGAGATTGCAGACTATGCTACCGGAGCTGGGCAACGCCAATACGTAAGCCCCAGGCATGATGTCAACCTCGATCCAGAGCATATGGCAAATCTTGCTTTAGCAGGAGCAGCCAAGGTTGGATGGTACGAGGCAAGCCATGCGGCACTAGTCGAAGTTTTTGGCAAAGATGACGCTGCCAGATTTGCTGGTATTTTGGCAGCAACGAGCCCACAAACGAGCGTCGAAGCTAATTTTATCAATACGCTCAACATCTGGAAAAACTGGACGGCTGCAGGCAGGCCAACGAGCAGAGACAAGATCCTCAAAATCATGGGCCAAAGTGTCCAGGGGAACAAAGGCGAGAAGTCCGTCTTAGATGGCTGGAAGAACAATTCGGTCACGGCACTAAGTACCAAAGATCCATTTAAGATCCAGCTCTCTGGGCCCAAGGTTCAATCCTTTATGAGGAACCTCCAGGGGGATTATGATTACTCGACTAATGACACCTGGCAAGGTCGAGCCTTTAACGTACTTCAAGATATTTTTTCGGGTGTAGATCGCAAAGGGGGCAAGGGGTTGCCTGGACAAGGCTACTTAGCCACCAATGCAGCAATGCGTAGAGCTACGGAGCTCCTGCGAGAACGCACTGGTTACAACTGGACTCCTGCGAACGTCCAGGAAGCCATCTGGTCTTATACTAAAACATTACTCGACTACAAGAATTCGAGGCAACAAAACCCAGATGCTATGAGCGCAGCGCAGCTCGTAGATGAAGGCGTTATCACTGGGGAGCTCATCGCAAACACACCAGACTTTGCGAGCCTCTTCCAGCAACGTAAATTTGCGCAGCCTTTAATCGATGCAGGCATTCTAGCCCCAACTCCAGACGGTGGAGCTGGGCTCCCATCAAGCCAGGGAGTCAAGCCTCTTACCGTTAGAAGCTTTGGGCAGCAAATGCCCATCGCTCCAGATCGTGAGATGCTGCAGCAAAATGCGATCATGATTGACGATGTTGATAGAGCAAAATTGGACACCAACGCAGTCAATTTCCAATATGAGATGATGCCTTACGCACGCAGTGGGCATCTGCCAGAGCTCTTTGAAGATGAAGCACTGGCGCAGGAATATCTCGATGACCCACGAGCAGATTTTATCGCTAATAACGAGACTCGTGATGCCCTGGTACAAGCACTCAATAAGGATCGCGTAAGGCCGAATCGAGAGGGCATTGGAGTTTGGGCCCCAGAAGGTGGAGAGGTTGAATTCAACCAGCTCATCAACCCAAGTTTAGTTGGCCCAGACCAAAAGAACGAAAAGCTCCAGGCGCGGCTGGATCGTAGAGGAGACTATGACGTTTTGAGCGCAACCAGGGCTGCGATGGGAGCACAAGGAGGAGTGTCCTGGAACTACCCAACACCGCAAAGGAATGCCGAATTTGAAACCGATGCCGCAAGCATTTATTACCCTACGGCTTTGATGCCCCAGCAAATGGAAATGCTGGCGCGGAGATATCCCGAAGTGGTGATAAGTGACACGGGCAGCTCGCTCACAATCTATCCATTTGAGCGAGGTGACAAAGACGGTCAAAAAGTGGTTGAGAAAGTTTTAGGAGATGAGGCCTTCCTCCAGGAGATGCTTGGGACGGGTACACGGGTAAGGCCGATGGTTGTCAACCAGGACGATGCATTTAAGAGCTGGAAGGAGAAAAAAGTAGGGACGGGTAAGAAAGCCACTTTCCCAAATAAGCGAAAGCATGATGAGACGTTTAACAAGCGAATCATGCCAAAGCAGGCAGGCTACGTGACGATGGAAAAAGAGCTCCAGGTTCCTGGAGAAGGACGGGTAACTCGAAAGCTTTTGAAAAGTGTCGATTCTGCGACACCTGGATTCCGCAAAAGTCTGCAGGGCCCCAAGGTGCGTCGAGCCATCAAAGATATTTATGAGCTAGATAAGGAAATGGAAGCGAGAGGTCTCAAAGTTAGACCAGACATCCAACTTATGAGGCAGCGCTTCATCGAAGGAGGATTCGATGAGCTCCAACGGGCGTTAGACCGTGGAGAACCCTTGGCAAACCTAGGAGCTCTGGATCGATTCCGAATGGCGGGATAGCCATTGCTCCTTCAGAAAGTACAAGCGCTCCAAGCGCTTATCATAGCCCTTGAGCTTTTTATAGTTGTCTGGGGCATAGCGCCTACACAAGCTCTGGGCGTTTTCTGCAGTGAGGATATCGTACTCGATCTCACTTAACTTTGACGGGAACATATGGATAACGAAGAAAAATTAATCTCGCTGGGCGAAGCAGCCAATAAGCTGGGCAGTAGCCAAGCTTTTAGTTCAATACTAGACGAGATTATCTCAAACCAACATTTATTGATAGAAAAAAGTGAAGTGACCGAAACATCAAAAAGGGAAGCGGCCTATCATCTTATTCGAGCGATTAATGAAATTAAGGAGCAGATGAGCGTTGCGTTTAATCGAGGGCAGCGAGTCAAGGCGCGGAGGAAGTCATGATGGTCAAAATAAAGTCATCGATTGGGCATTTCGGTCAAAATAAAGTCATGATGGTCAAAATAAAGTCATCGATTGGGCATTTCGGTCAAAATAAAGTCATGGAGGAGTCATGAGCGATGACTTGTTAATGACTCCAGATGCTGCAGCGGATGCATTTGAATCCAGGCTATCGGGAGAGGATCAAGAGGAGACGGCAGCTACTACTAGCCCACAAGAAGAAGGAGCTCCTCAAGCAGTCGAGGATGCTGCCGAAGAATCCGAAGAGGAAGCCGAAGAAGCCGAAGAGGAAGCCGAAGAGGAAGCCGAAGAGGAGCAGGCTAAATACAAGATTCTGGTCAATGGGCAGGAGGAGCACGTAACTCTTGACGAGCTCGTAAATGGGTTCCAAAGACAAAGAGACTACACACAAAAGACCCAGGCTCTAAGTGAGGAGCGTAAGCAAAATCAAGCACTGGTTAATGAATACACCAATCGCATTAATCAAGTACAACAGATTGCAGATCAACTTCAAGCTCAAACCAATACGCCCGATCCTGCCGACAATATTGATTGGAATAAACTATACCAGGAAGATCCGGTTGAGTGGACAGTGCAGCGGCAACTTTACCAAGACCGTCAACAACTACGAAACCAGCAGGATCAACAACTACAATATGTGAAGCAGGAGCAGCAGAGGCTCCAGGCAGAACAATTCGCAGGGCATCTCCAAGAGCAACGGCAACGACTCCTGGAGCTAGTCCCAGAATGGAAGGATGCCGAAGTAGCAAAGAGCGAAAAAGCCGCTATGCGTGCATTCGCGATAGAGCACTACGGCATGAGTGAAACGGATGTCAATCAAGCTTATGATGCACGCCTTGTCAAACTTTTGCGAGATGCTTACTTGTTTCATAACGGACAAGCAAAAGCCGCAGAAGCCGTCAAGCCTACTGCAGAAAAGCCAAGTACAACGAAAGGCAGAACCTATCGTCCAGACAATCCGAATACTCGTTTAAGAAAAGCAGAAGCGCAGCTTCGCAAAACAGGAACACTAGAAGACGCAGAAAGCGTTTTCGCAGAACGTTTTGGATAAGGAGACAATATGGCAAAAGTAACCAACGCGGTTACGTCCTATCAAACGCGAGCCGTTAGCGAGCATCCAGAGGACGTTTCCGATATCATTTATAATATCGATCCAGCCGATACTCCCGTGGTTTCACTGGCTGGTACAAGAAAAGTGAGTAATACAACCTACGACTGGTTAACGGAGGCTCTTACAACCGCTTCTGCAGGTACGCCTAAAGAGGAGGGTTTTGAGACTGCTAGAGATGCTTCTAACGTCACCTCTAGACTAAGCAATATCGTACAGATACTTACCCGCAATGCCACGGTTTCTGGGACTCAGGAGTCTATGAAGCTCTTTGGCAAAAGCAGCCAAATGGCACACCAAATGGCACGCAAAAGTAAGGAGCTTAAAAGGGACGTTAACTACTCGATTGTGCATCCCCAAGCGAAAGCTACGGGAAGCGATCCTAACACACCAAGAAAGAGTGCAATGCTCAATTCTTGGGTAAAAACCAACGTGAGCATGGGAACGGGTGGAGCTAATTCTACTGGAGACGGTAGTGACGTTCGCACCAACGGTACACAACGAGCATTAACTCAAGGTTTGATCAATGGAGTTATGCAGGATTGTTATACCAACGGAGCCGAGCCAACCACGATCCTGGTTGGGCCTTTTAACAAAACCGTAATCGATGCAATGGGTGGTAGAGGAATCTCTCGTGAGATTATCGATAACAACCAGGTTGGATCTTCGGTAAGCGTTTTCGCCAGCTCATTTGGTAACCTTAAAGTAGTGCCTCATCGGTTTCAACAAGAGCGTGATTGTTGGCTTCTAGATCCGAAGCACATACGCATTTGCTATTTGAGAAACTTCCAGAGCCAGGAACTATCGCGGATAGGGGACGCTTCTACTCGCCAAATCCTCGTGGAATATGGACTCCAGGTAGATAACGAGAAAGCGATGGGTCATGTTGCAGACTTAACGACAAGCTAACCATGATTGTAAGAGAGATCTTAGACCATCGAGGGCATGTGACTTCAATGGTTCAAAGCGACACCAATGACCCATCCGTAATGCATCACATACTTCGAGAGGATCATGATCCTATGATTCGGGAATGCGCCATGCTAAGTGAGCATCTCGATCCTCGTAGTGATTGGAAACCCGTCGCTCAAATACCAGCGGCAGTAGTCCAACAAATGATGCAAGACGGCTCTTGGGACGACGAAGCGCATTTGAAGAAATGGTTGAATGACCATGCCAACAAACCGTTTCGCATATGGCAAGGGCGAGTGTGAATAATTACACAACCCTGCAAACCTCCATTGCATCCTGGCTCAATCGTGATGACTTGAGCTCTTACCTGCCAGAGTTTATTGCTCTGGCAGAGGCAGAGTTTAATCGAGTCATTCGAGCACGGGAAATGCTCCGCAACGCAGACACTACTACTAGTGTAGTGAGCGTTGCGTTGCCTACCGATTTTTTAGAGCTCAAGCACATAGCGCTTACCAATAAGAATCAACCCATCTATTACGCCACACTCGCAGAGCTCGATGACATACGAAGAAACAAGGCCACTACGGGCCAGCCAACTCATGCTGCGATCTATAATAACAAGCTCGAACTAGCCCCAGTACCAGACACAACCTACACACTAGAGATTGTGTACTACCAGCAGATCCCAGCTCTATCGAGCACTAATGCTACAAATTGGCTAATAGGAGCCTACCCAGATATTTATCTCTATGGAGCTCTAACCAAAGCGGCTCCTTTCATTGGCGAGGATGAACGTGTCGAGGTTTGGAGGAATGAATACCAGGCGGGGATCGCGCAGCTCAATGCAATAAGTGAAAGAACGGAGCTCAAGGGAGCTCGCAAAAGTCTAAGCTATAAGCACTTATGAAATACGGGCAAAGTTTTTATGGGAAAGGGAAGTACCAGCCAGAAACAACACTAGCTGCAGATTGGACTACCGTAATCGACAATGTCAACTCGTTCCAAGATACGAATAACCAACAAACCAATACCTGGAATGACGTACAATGACTAGGCCTACTCTTAGCAGTTATCCAACGATAGAACTGCCTACGATAAATGGGGATTCTGGAGTTTGGGGAACCGTATTAAATGCCAGCCTAAACCAGCTCGATGATCTCATCAAAGCAAATGAAACGGCAACTGCAACCAATACCAGTTCGATCACTACGATCAATGCAGATGCAAATACCTCTGGCAGTATAGACAACAAAGTAGCGGCTGCAGTTTCTTCTCTACGTGGTACATCCACGGCTACCTTGCAATCATTAGAATCTCTCATTGGAGATGCTGGTAATGTCGATCTAAGCAGTATCAATAGCCAGATCACAAACCTACAAACCAATTTAGGAGCTCCAACCAATGCAACACTTTCTTCAAGCGTATATACAAGGACTCAAGCTCTGGAAACAAGCGTCAATAACCTTGTTGGATCAACATCTGGAGATGATACAAAAAGCGTCAGAACCATCGCAACCGAAGTAATTGGCTCCTCGAATACGGGAATTACAAGTACGGCTGCACAAACGCTCATTGACACGAGCGTTGCAGCCATCCAAGGGAACACCACGCAAACGATTGCCGATCTCCTGTCATTGATCACAACGCTCCAAGGACAAGTAGCAACTCTCCAGCAGGACGTTACTAATCTGCAATCTGGCAAGGCCAGTGCCTCTAGCGTCACGGCTTTACAAAATACGGTGAATGGGACAACGGGAGTCGCAGGATTAGTCACCACCGTTGGAACGGCTAATACAAATGCTACTTTGGCAAAAGCCACGGCAGATCAAGCGGCTCTGGATGTTACGTCGCTTACCAGTTCAATCAATTCCGTATCTGGGAGAACAACTACTCTGGAGAATGCTGGCTACATCACTTCATCTGCGCTTAGTCCCTACATCACCACGGCAACGGCTAATAGCTCCTATCTCACGAGCTCCTCCCTCAACTCGACGCTAAATAACTACGCTACGAAAAGCTATGTAACGACAAGAGGATATTTAACATCAACAGATTTATCAGCATATAATTATGCGACTCAAAGCTATGTCAATACTGCAGTATCTAATAGCACGAGCAGCTCCAGCTTTGTGAGCACAAGCGATACAAACTGGAAACGTGTGCGCGGTTTGTTTGAAGGCGTAAATGACACAAATCGTAGTATGCCTGCTTCGATATATCTTAATGGTACTACTGGACTCCGAAACCAGTTAACTACGTATACATCGAGTCAAAATCCAGTTTTCATCACGCAATCTACGTCAGGCACTAATAAGGTTTACAAATCTCCAGTTCTCAATTCCGATAACAATTGGAATTTAGTTAACGGTTTATTTAGTGGAACTGGCACTCTGCCAACGTCTCTAAATTTCGGGTACAATACCAGCCGATTTTTGCGCCTAGTAGTTGGTGCAGCTACCAACACTAGCACGCCATACTTGAATCTAGTGCGATACAATAATCCGTTAATATATGTAAATCAGGTGGATTATACCTAATGGCTACTCAAACAACGAACTACTCCCTTTATAAGCCTACCGTTAACGGTGACGAAAATGTTTGGGGCACATACTGGAACTATAATGCGGATCGCTTAGATGTAGAGCTCGACACGCTCCAGGGTAGCATCAACGGAGTAGCTGGTACGGCTGCAGCGACTAATGTTACCGTTTCGGATTTAAGTGGAACGGTCACAACTATCGCAAACCAAGTAAGTGTCCTCCAGCAGGATGACACGGCTCAAGACACCTCGATCACGGCTTTAACGAATCGAGTGAGCTCTGCAGAGCTCAAGATCACCACTCTCCAGGCAGGAGGAGGGGGAGGAGGATCTGGAGCAGCTCTTACCAGCGGTAGTGTAGTGACGGCTTATATTGCAGACAATGCCATTACTGCCGTCAAGTTGGCCGTTGATAGTGTGACTAATACTGCAATCGAAACCGCTGCCGTCAACACGGATTCCATCGCTAACGACGCTATTGTCAATCGGCATCTAAGTGATGACTGCATCACCAGAAGCGAGATCAAGGAAGATGAAGTACTAAGTGTTCATATTGCAGACCAGCAGGTAAGTACGGAGCATATCACAAGCACTCACATACTAGCCCCCAAGCCTGGAACGAGTGATATTGATAAAGTGCTCTATAATGATGAGCACGATGGACTCAAGTGGAAGCGCTCGAATAAGGTAACTACGCTCCAGAAATATACGGATCTATTTGCAAACACGGGTGATGTTGATCCAGGGGATCTTTTTGTAATTGCCAATGCGGGAACGGCTGGCGGATCTGGGGCGAACGACTACCCAGCCTCGATTGGTGGAGAGGCTACGCCCGTCTCCCTGGATGCTAGCAGTGTGTTCCTGGCAAACCGATCTGCACCCAGCAACGTGAGCCACTACACTACGCTTTACACGGGTAGTAATGGAGTGACAAACGTCAATACAACAAACCCCGTTGTAGCGGTTTTTGAGCTTGCAGACGGCACGAGTTACAACGTGCCGCTGCCCCAGTTCTCCATCAATTCCGAAAATACAATTGCAGGCGCAAACTGCGCAGCGAACGATTACCTAGCCGTCTATGATCGTAGTGCGAACCAGCAAAAAAAGGTGGAGCTCCAGGAGCTAGGCCAATCGATGGGTTGGGGCAGTGTAGTCATAGAAGGAGGAGGTGGCGCTGGTGGTCTTATCAATACGTTTGGGATCATCACGGGCTTTGAAGTGGATACCGCTTCTGGATCACTTTTAATGAATAGCACCGGAGGCTTTACTTCCTCGACTGCAAATATCGACTCTAACGGTGACTTTTTACTTACTGGATAAACTATGCCGCAGACGTTAAATCTTGGCCGGATAATGCCGAAGAAGAAGACCTGGACAACTGGGATCGACTTCGAGATTTTGGACTTTGTTGAGTATAGCGGGAGCTACTATACGGCTATAAGTAATCATACGAGCTCCGTGGCGAACAAACCTGGAACAGGGACTAACGAATGGGAGCTGGTAGCGGCAGGCCTTAACTTTATCGGTGGTTGGCAAAACCAGGAATATGCTCCCAATTCCGTAGTAACTTACGGAGGTAGCGCCTACGTAAATACACAAGTAGTGAGCACGGGCACGGGAGCCCCCGATAACAATAACCTATGGAGTGTGATTGCAAGCGGCATTGGAACCTACATTGGCAACTACAACTCTGCAAGCTCCTACGGAGTTGGAGATGTAGTGATCTATCGGGGATCTACGTATCGAGCGAATCAAAGTGTAGTTGGTGGCGAGACTCCAACAAGCACGGCAGCAAAGTGGGATCTCATAAGTTTTGGGTTCAATGGGCCTGCCGTTTCAACGCTCACGGCAGG